CCGGCGCCGGGGCTTCCATGCTCGGCGTGGCCGGCGGCGGCGCTGCGGCTCTCCTGTACTCCAGCAGCCTCAACGTCGGCGAGGACACCGACCTGCTTAACAACCGCCTGAAGAAAGGCGGCGGTGAGGCGGTTGCTGCGGTCGTCGACTACTTCATGTCGAAAGGCTGGACCCAGGACCAGGCTGAAGGGATTGCGGCCAACCTGGAGCAGGAAAGCGGGTTCAAGGCGAACGCATCAGGTGACGGCGGCCAGGCCTACGGTCTCGCCCAGTGGCACCCGGACCGGCAAGCGGAGTTCGCCAAGCAGTACGGCAAGGACATCCGCAACTCTACCGGCGCCGAGCAGCTTGAGTTCATCCAACACGAACTCACCAAGGGCAATGAGCGCGCTGCCGGCAAGAGCCTGCGCACTGCCACCAGTTCCTACGACGCTGCAGCAATCGTGTCTCGAGAATATGAGCGCCCAGGCGTGGATTCCGCAGCAAGGTCGCGCGAGGCTGCGAGTCGCGGTGAGCGTGCTTCCGGCTACACCGACAACCGCGTGTATCACATCAATGGCGCGGACACTGAAAAGGTCAAGCAGGTGCTCAACGAGCAAATGGGCATGATGACCGAGCAGACCATGCAGGATTTCAAGAGCCCTGAACTATGAGCCTGATGAGCATCTTCACCAAGACGTTGCCAAAGATCGGGCCGCTGGAGTTCGACGCAAAGCTCGAAGGCATCACCAGCAAGGCGATCAGCCTGACGCAGTATCCGGTCGAGTTCGGCGCAAACACAAACGACCACGCCATCCTCCTGCCCAATCGCTACCTGCTGACTGGCGCCGTGTCCAACAGCCCTCTTGGCCTTGGCCTGGATGACATCGGGATGATGGGCGCCGGCGCGCTGGCAACGGTCGTGGGCGGGGTTGGCGGAGCGGCGATCAGTGCTGTGTCCGCTTATCTTCTATCCGGCGGCGACGACACCAGGGCCTCCACGGCCTGGGCGTCACTGACCGCGCTCCTGGAGGCACGCGCCAAGTTCGACCTGGACACCGGCAAGGAGATCATGCGCGACATGCTGCTCGTCCGCCTGGATGAGCGCACACAGCCTGAGAACGAGGATGGTCTGGTGTTCATCGCCGAGCTTCAGCAAGTTCGAATCGTGCGTTCCACGGTTGGCCGCGGGGTTACATCGGCGGACCAGCTCATGCAGAACGATACCGTGTCCACCCAAGGCGCGCCGATGGTCTCCACCGGTGATGCGGCAGTAGAGGTAATGCCATGAGCCGTTACAGCGTAGCCGTACAGGCACTTCCGGCCCAGACCTTCACCGCGCGCCTTGGGAAAAACACCGTGACGATTGAGCTGCAGTGGATGGCAAGGTTCGAGGTGTTCCGCGTGAACATCCTGACCGCCTTGGGCGCGCCTCTCACGATGGGTCGGTTCCTTCTGCCAAATGTCAACCTTCTGGCCGGGCTTTACCCGCCGCCGGCAGTTGCCTACGGGTCGCTGGTCCTGGAGGGCGACCTTGCCACGCCTGAGAACCTGGGCATTGACAACGTTTTGGTGTGGTCCGATGAGTGATGAAATCTTCCTGCGCAGCTACCGGCTCAAGCTGGGGCGCGATACCGGCACTCGCATTTACCAGATGCGGGTTGGTGAGATTGTTCCCGGAGATAACGACGGCCTGCGCATCACGTTTCAGGCCACCCACTTCGCTGGCGGCGCGTTCAGCGTGGCCGAGATCACCATCTACAACGTATCGCTCCAGGCTCAACGGCAAATGCTCGGCGACGGAATCAGCAAGCGCTACCAGTTCATTTCTCTTGAGGCTGGCTACGGTGACCTGTTCGGCGCGGTCTTTGTCGGGCAGATCGTCAACGTGCAGCGGCACCTGGAAGACGGCGGCGCCACCAAGGGTATCCGCTTCTTCTGCAAATCCTCCGCCAAGGAGCGCGATCAGAACCTGATAAACCTGACGCTTTCGCCGGAAACCGACCCCGTCCAGATCATCGAGGAATGCGCTTCGGTATTCGGTGCCGAGATCCAGTTCTACGGGGATTTCTCGGAATTGAAGCGCCGGTCTCGCGGAACGGTTTTGCAGGGCAGCCCCACCGCCTGCATGAACGAACTGGGCGAGACCTTCGCCTTCGACTGGATGGTCGAGAATGGCGCGATCAAGATCATCAAGCGCGACTTCGCACTGGATAACCAGGTCTACGTCATCAGCGCCGGCACCGGGATGATCGGCTCCCCGGTGGTCAGCGACACCGAGGTCGGCATCCGCTACACCCTGAACCCCAAGATAAAGCTGGGCGACACGATCAAGCTCGAGTCCATGGCGCCGCGCTTCGAGTTCTCCGGGGCGTTCTTCTACGACGTGCCACGCACGATCGGTGAGGGCTACTACAAGGTCAACTCGCTGGTCTTCGCTGGTGACTCCCACGGGGATCAGTGGGAAAGCCAGATCAGCTGTCTGCGCCTCAGCGCGGCGGCCCAGGCCGGTATTTCACAAAGGGCAACCCGATGAGTGATCCGCTCTCCTCAAGAACGCAGGCCGAGTACTCCAAGATGCTGGCCGGGATATTCGGCGAGTACCTGAAGGACAACATGCGCACCAGCGTCCCTGGACACGTCCTCAGCTTCGATCCCGCAACACAGATGGCAGAGGTGCAAATCGGCCTGATGCTGGAGGACAGGCTCGGCAACAAAGAACCTCGCCGGCCAATCATCCATGTCCCGGTTCAGTTCTGGGGCGCCGCCGGCGGCACGCTGGAATGCCGGGTTGCCAGCAATACCGAGGGCGTTTTGTTCTTCTCCCAGGAATGCATCGACTCCTGGGTCGACCAGGGCGGTGTGGCGGTGAAGTCGGAGCCGCGGAGGTTCTCGATCAATGACGCCTACTTCATCCCGGGCGTGCGTTCGATCCCTGGCGCGATCGCTGATTTCTCCAACGACGGCATCCGCCTGCGCAGCAATGACGGCTCGGCCTATTTCTGGATTCACGACGACAAGTCGCTGGAAATCGGCGGCGTCGCGCTGAACGTGAAGTGCCCCGCAAACTTTGAACAGGCCGTCACTACCATGACCACCATCCACAACCAGGGCGTGAGCATTGGGCTGGAGCACGGGCACATAGGTGTGGAGGCTGGCGACGACATATCAGGACCGGTGAACCCATGACGGTACGAAAGCTTGACGAAAATGGCGACCTGGCCCTTGGCCCGCAAGAGTTCCTGACGGGCTACACGGCCGAGGAAGTGGCCCAAAACGTGATAACGAGGCTCAAGTTCTTCCTCGGCGAGTGGTTCCTCGACACCACTGACGGTACCGACTGGTTCGGCAGCGTGCTGGGCAAAGGGTCTGTATTGGCGTCGCGCGAGTCAGTCATTCGTCGTCGAATCCTGCTTACCCCCGGGTGCGCCGGCATGACGGCCTTCAGCCTGACCACGGACATCGCCACGCGCGAGCTCACCGTGAACGCGTCAATCGTCAGCACTTCTGGCGATAGCATCGAAATCAACTACGTCCAGGCGATCGTCTAATGGCACAAATCACTGATCAAGGCATCACCGGCCGCTCGTTGAACGAATACCTGGCCGATATCGAGGAAAAAACGCTCGCGATTGATCCCGAGTGGAATATCGACGCAGACAGCCCGGACGGCCAGCGCATCGGTATCGAAGCCGAGCTGCTCACCAACCTGGACGAAGCGGTGGTTGCGGCGTATCGCAGCAAGGACCCGGACAGCGCAACTGGTGAGGCGCTACGCAACATCGGAAAAATCTCAGGCATACCGATCCGCGACGCCACCTACTCGGTCGCTCCGATCACTGTTACAGGCCAAACCAGCGCTACTATCCAGGCAGGATCCCAGGTCCGCAGCCGGATCGACAACACCCTCTGGCTGACAACGGCAACGATCGTTATCGGCATCGGGCAGACCGCGAACGGCTTTGTTACCTGCACCACGTCAGGCCGGGTCCTGGCCTCACCTGGCGAGCTAACCATCATCGGCACGCCTATCAGTGGCTGGGCGTCTGTCACCAACGGCGAGGCTGCGGCCGGGGTCCCGGCGGAGAGCGACGAGGACTTCAGGATCCGCAGGGCTGACGGGGTTTCCCGGGCCGGCAGCAATATGCGCGACAACATGCGCGCGAACATCGCAAGCGTGTCCGGGGTTACCGATGTCAAGGTCCTGGAAAACAGTAGCGTCTCGCCTTTCGACTCGGACGGCGTGCCCTACACCGGGATCGCCGTGATTGTGAACGGCGGGTCGGATGCCGACATCGGCCTGGCCATGTACCAGAAGCACAATCCAGGCACACCGATGCTGCCGCGCTACGACGCAAAGACTGACACCTGGGTCGATGCGCCTGGCGCCAATGGCGTGAAGGTCGATGTGGTATCTCCCGTCACCGGGAACAAGAGCGTGATGACCTTTCAACGCGCCACCGGGCTTCCCATTTTCGCGGAAATCACGATTCAAAAAGAGGGCGATCTTCCGTCGAACATCGAAGACCTCGTGAGGGAAGCTGTTATTGCTGACTCGACGCGCAGCCTCTTCAGTGGCGAGACAACCACCGGCTTCAATCGTGGCGGCTATGACATTGGCGAGAAGGTGCCGCCCGGGCGTCTGTACACACCCGTCAACAAGGTGCTCGGCCTGTATGGCGACAGCTACATCACCGCGCTGACGATTGGCCTTACCGCTCTGGCTCAGGGTCTGACGCCGATCCAGCCGACCATTTCACAAATCGCCACCTTCGACGCCGAGAACATCGCCATAACGGTGCTTCCATGATCATGGACCACGTAGAGCGCGCCAAGTCGCGCATCATCAATGAGTACCGCGATAAGCAGCGAATGGTTCGATGGCTGACCATAACGCCAGAGATTGCCAATGAGCATCTAGAGGGCGCTCTTGACCAGGTCTATGGAAGCTACGACGTGGACACCGTATCCGGCGAAATGCTGGATGTGATTGGTCGAATTGTTGGTGTTGCACGGCCAATACTGCGCGATGCCGAGTTCGATGTTTTCGGGTATGCGGGGAATGACAGCTACACCAACTACAACATCGCTCCATATATCGGAGACGGCGAAGCAATTGATGCACCGTTAAATAATGGTCTCTACCGGAAGCTGATCAAGGCGAAGATCGCCAGGAACATCAGTGACGGTACGGCCGACAGCATCATCCAGCTCCTGGAGATCATTATTGGAGTAAAGGTCACGGCACTGGTCAGCAACGGCGACAAGTCGTTTGATATCGGTGTCGCCTCGGAACTGGATAACACCACGCTGTACCTGGTCGAGAATTTCGACATCATTCCTCGTCCGCAAGGCACCAGGATCGGCGAGATTTTCGTCCTGCCGATCAATATCGACGAAATCGAAGCCTCCTCCTCGCACATCTACGAATACGCGAACTTCACCCTTCCTGGAGATGTAGCCTGATGGCAAGACAGCCCTTCAATACGCGCTGGGCTCAAGGTGTTGAGTCCGAAGACAACCTGAATTCATTCAAGGCTCCTGGCGACGTGCGAATCAACACCGGCTGGGAGGGCGGACAAGATAAGGACGCTCCACCGGCTGGCCAGGAAAACTGGTGGCATAACCGCGTAGATACCGCTCTACAGGGCGTTGAGCGGAATGGCGTTATGTTCTGGCACCCTCAGGCAATTTACGGCCTGGGTGCACCTACCTATGGCTCTGACGGGAACTACTACGAGAGCCTACAAATCGAAAACACCGGAAACGATCCTGTATCGACGATCGGGTTCTGGCGCTATCGCGGAGCATCTTTTTTTTCTGGGCATGAGCCTGGCGATTTGAAGATGGTAGCCCACAACAACATCCCCTCGTCAGGATGGCTGAAGTGTAATGGCGCGGTTCTTTTGCGATCGTCGTACCAGTTACTTTTTTCTGCGATCGGAACGACCCATAACATCGGCGGGGAAACAAATCTCCAGTTCCGGCTTCCTGACTACCGCGGCGAGTTTATGCGAGGTTTTGACGATGGCCGGGGGATTGATCCAGGCCGGGCATTTGGTTCATATCAAAAAGGCTCCCTGACTGCTTATGACCCAACGGTAGCCACGCCAGCGCTCTCTTCACTGCACACCACCGCCGCTGACTCATCGATACGCAATGATGTTGGCTTGGATTCGCCCGTAATATCTGAGTACCCGGTAGCCGATGTGGTTACCGGAACTCCAACGCAAATCTACACGATTGCCTCCGCGGCAGGCGTGTCTAGGCCCAGAAACAAAACAGTGAACTACTGGATTAAATACTGATGAGTATTCAAGTTGGAAGCGGCCAGCGGGTTGTTTTTCAGACTGACGTAAATGGTTTTTACGTTGGCGAGGCAGTGGCTGATCCGGACCCGCAGAACGAAGGTAATTGGCTGATCCCGGCCGGATGCGTTGAGGCAAAGCCTCCGGCCATACCGCGCGGCAAAAGCGCACAGTGGGTCGGCTACAAGTGGAAGCTCATTGATATGTAGGTGAATTATGGAACGCAAGCGCAAGCGTCACTTCAGCGACAAGATGGAAAAGTTCTGTCTTGCCTATGTCGAGACAGCCAACGCCGCCGAGTCCTATCGAATCGCCTACAACACGGAAAACATGGCCACGGCCACCATTGGCCGCGAAGGCTACAACACTCTGCAGAAGCCCCAGGTTCAAGCCAGGCTCGAAGAATTAAGGAAGCAGGTCATGGAGCGTCACGAAATCACCGTCGACACTCTTCTGGCCGAGCTGGAAGAGGCGCGCTTGCTGGGAAAGGAAACCGGCAAGGCTTCGGCAATGGTTACCGCGTCCATGGGCAAAGCAAAGCTTCTGGGCCTGGATAGACAGATTGTTGAGCTCACAGGCAAGGACGGGGCGCCGATTGAAACCAATTCGACGGTAACGGTTGACCAGAAGGCCTTGAACTCCGTGCTGGGCTGTCTATGAGCAAGCTGCTCGATTGGGATGTAATGAGCAGCGCAGAACGACAAGCAGCAAAACTAATTAGCGAGCACTCACCGCTGTCGTTCATGCGCGTCTTTTTCCAGTTGAACCAGGGCATGAAGATGCTCTGCAACTGGCACCACCGCTACATGGACCACACGGCCTTGAGGGTGTTGTCTGGCGAATTGAAGAATGTCGTGTTCAACATGCCGCCAGGCGGCACTAAGACTGAATTCTGGTCGATCCACGTGCCTTCATACGCCATGACCATGTACGACCGGACGCGCACGCTTAACGTCTCCTACTCCAAGGCCTTGGTCGAAGAGAACTCGAACCGCATCAAGTCGATCATCACCAGTGATGAGTATCAGGATTTGTGGCCGTGCGACTTGGGAAAGGCCGACGTGGCCAACTGGGTCATCACCGATGAACGCGGGCGCAACAAGCACCAGATCTTCAGCCGTTCCACCGGCGGGCAGATTACCGGCGTGCGTGGCGGCTATATCTCTGAAGGCTTCACCGGCTTCATCAACCTGGATGACCCGGAGAAGGCCGACAGCGCCTTCAGCGCAACCATGCGGGCGAAGGCTCAGCGCATCATCACCAACACCCTGCGCAGCCGGCGGGCCTCACCAGACACCCCCGTCATCTGCACGCAGCAGCGCCTGCACACGGATGACGTGTCGGGTTTCCTGCTAAAGGGCGGCATGGGGCTGGACTTCGCGCACATCAAGGTGCCTGCCCTGGTCACGCGCGACTACATCGCCAGTTTGCCGGACGAGATCCGCGAACACGCCGAGCGTGATGTCTTTTCGGGTCCGTCAATCGTCCGTGGCGGCGTTGAATACTGGTCCTACTGGCCCGCCAAGGAAACCGTTGAGGACCTGATGGCGCTGTGGGATCGCGACCCCTACACCATGGTCAGCCAGTACCAGCAAGAGCCGGTAGCCCTGACAGGCGGCATGATCGACGCCGACTGGTTCAAGACCTACGAGCAGCTTCCCTTCCTGGTCTGGCGCGGCGTGTACGTCGACACCGCACAGAAAACCGGCGAGCAGCATGACTTTTCCGTTTTCAATCACTGCGGCCTGGGCGTAGACGGAAATCTATACCTTATCGATGTACATCGCGGCAAATGGGACGCAGGCGATCTTGAGGCTGAAGCCCTGCGCGTGTGGCAAAAGTGGAAGGATTGGGACCAGTTCCGTCCGGCTGCCCTTCGATACATGCGCGTCGAGGACAAATCATCGGGAACCGGCCTGATCCAGACGATCAGCAAGAAGGGCGCGATACCGATCGAGCCTCAGCCGCGCGGCCCGGCGGCCAACAAGGTAACCCGCTGCATGGATGCTGTTCCGTGGCTCAAGTCGGGCCGGGTATTCGTGCCGGCCATTTACGACGATCAAGGCCGCAAGATCGAGCACGTCAAGGACCACCGTGGCGAGATTGTTGCTTCCACGGACTGGGTAACACCGTTTCTCACCGAGGCATCGGCCTTCACCGCCGACGATACCCACGACTTCGACGACCAGGTGGACACCCTGTTCGACGCGGTCGCCGACATGCTCATCAACGGTAACGGCGACTTCTTCTCCGGCAACTGGCTTTAACCCTACCCCCTGACACGCCCCAACTTTCGTTGGCCGAATCCGGCTGCGCTCATTAAACACGCCCCAAGGAAACGATATGACCGACCAGACTCAGCGACTTGAGATCGCCACGGTTCGCGCAGAGATCGGCAGCAACATCACCTACCGATTCAATAATGACGCTATCGATGCGGGTGGAATCCCAACCGAATCAGGCGATATCAAAAACCTGAAGTTGATCATCAAGGAGATCGAGGACAAGGCCAGCGTCTCCACCTCTATCTATCCAGACGTGACAGAAGGACTTGCCGCTACCGAAGAGGGTGGCATGTTTCTCGTTCAGTCCGCCGAGGATGACGAGATCTATGTAGTATGGCGGAAAGTTGGCGGCGCAGCGGTAGACACCGGAAAGCGCGCATTGTCGTCACAGGCCGCAGAGAACGCCGTTGACGCAGCCCAGGCCAGCGCTGAGGCTTCTGCCGCTTCTGCGATCGCCGCTCAATCCGCAGCAGCCACTGCCGCGGCCGACTTCCAGACGATATTCGAGGCTGATCAAACTGCCCGCGAGATTGAGTTCAATGACTTCATGAACTCGCTCGGCTTTGAGTCCATTTATCTGGTCTATGGCGCCAGCGTTGTGGTTGAGCGACAGACGCAACTGGTACAGCGTGATGGTGCGCTATATCGGGTTATCAACGCTTCGGACATCCCTCTTACGCTGACCGGGACCTGGGCGACTGACGCGCCTAAGCTTGAGGATGTGGGTGATGTGATATTGCGGCAGGAGCTCGCAAATGGAACCGAGGGCCTGGTTGATTCGGCGGTGGTTGGGTATCGCTCAAGGCACGTTGATGATCGTTTGGACGATCAGGTATTTGTGACCGATTACGGTGCGATCGGTGATGGTATTGCGGACGACACTTCGGCTGTGATGGCGGCTTGGACTGCCGCGACGCTTCAAGGTAAAACGCTGAACTTCCCTGCAGGTGTGTACAACGGGACATGGGGAAATCTCGCCAGCCCCGGGTTGACTATTCGTTGCCTTGGGAAAGTAGAGCTTCACAATACTGCGCCGGGCGTAGCCCTGACGCTCAGTGCAGGCGCGTCGAACTGGTATAAGTTTCGCATCGAAGGGCAATTGGTTGTTTCCGGAAACGCGGACAGTACGACCGGGGTTGCTATTCAAGGTCTGCATCATTCCCTGATCGACATTGATGTTCGTGATGTTCCAGGCGCTGCTGTTGATCTCAAATTTGGCGTGCTGACAGATTACCGTATAAGAGTGTCGCCGGCTGGGAGGCCTTTTTCCATCACCCCAACGACGGGCCTTGTCGCAAATATCAGAAATGCTGGCGAGTACGTGGCGGACTGCTGGTTCAACTTGATTATCGAGGGGGTATCAGGCGGCGGGGTCGACCTAGTTAACGTGCACGGCAGTGAGCTTGTAGGAACCAGCGAGGGCAATGGATCCTATGGGGTGCGCGAGCAGTCGGAATGTCGTGCAAACACCTTCACGGGTTTTTGGTGCGAGCTTAACGGATCGAATGATTACATCGTTCGATCAGATTCCACCTATATCAATTGTAAGGCTGTTAGCTCTGCGGTTACCAATAACGTAGAGGTTGAAGGTTCTGGAGCAAAATTCATCGGCGGCTATTTGCGCTGCATTAACCTTCAATCGACCAGCTCTTTTACTGATCTCAATGGCGTAGAGCTTGATGCCAACGTTGCGCTCGGAATAAAGGGAACTGGCTCTCACACTCGTCGCAACTGCTCGAAGTCAAATTCAGGAGTCGTCAGCTCTCACTACACGGACATCCTCGGCGGGCTAAACGGATCGGTGACATATGATCCGCCAGCACTTGCTGATGGCGCTGGAGTAACGACGACCGTCGCTGTGAGCGGAGCGGTGCTTGGGGACTATGCGATTGCGTCGTTCAGCAATAGCACAGCAGGGATGGTGGTTACCGCAAACGTCACAGCGAACGACACAGTTACCGTCAGATTCCAAAACGAAACTGGAGGTGCCCTTGACCTGGCAAGCGGAACCCTTCGCGCCAAGGTCTTCAAGTAGAAATATACGCAGGAAGGTGCGGTGGACTGGCCCACCGCACTTTGATGTCCGCGTGGACGCCGGTGGTGAAAGCGACGCTAAACTGGTGTAATCTTGGCGAAATCTCAGGGAGCGGGGCGGTATTTCGTGCTTTTCAACTCATACACATTTATATTTCTATTCCTGCCAATCTGCCTCATCGCCTACTATGCCGTCTTTAGATTTGGACCTCGCGCTCAGGTTTCAGTTTTAGCGATTGCGTCTCTCGTTTTTTATTGTGGATGGGATCTCAGGTATCTCCCGCTTCTACTTGGCTCGGTGTTGTTGAACTTCGTCGCCGGAAGAGCAATCGCTCAGTGCAATAAAAAGTCTAGAATGGCGAAGCTAATCCTTATTTTCGCGATATCCATAAATCTGCTGATTCTTGGGTATTATAAATATGCAGATTTCTTTATACAGAATATAAATGCAGCTTTCGGGGCCGATTTTAATGTTCTGCATATCATCCTGCCCTTAGGTATTTCGTTTTTTACTTTTACCCAGACGGCATTTCTTGTCGATACATATTCTGGAAAGTCAGACGAGCCTAACCTGATTCAGTATCTGGCATTTGTTACTTACTTCCCCCACCTTATCGCCGGTCCAATTCTCCACCACCATGAGACTATTCCTCAGTTTCAGCGAGGGGCAGCCATTAAAGCCTGCTGGATGGCGCCAGGGATAGCAATGTTTGCTATAGGCCTTTTTAAAAAGGTCGTGATTGCAGACACTTTTGGCGCAATTGCTAGGACTATTTTTAACTCTTATGCAAGTGGGGCGCAGACGCTTACTGGAGCCGACGCATGGCTAGGAGCGCTCGCATACACCTTTCAGCTGTATTTTGATTTCTCAGCTTATTGTGATATGGCGGTGGGTGCATCCCTAATGTTCGGTATCTACATCCCGCTTAACTTTAATTCCCCATACAAAGCCGTAAGTATTATTGACTTTTGGCGTAGATGGCATATGACTCTGTCGAGATATCTCAGGGATTATCTGTATATCGCGCTTGGTGGTAATCGTCGCGGAAATTACCGAAGGTATCAAAACCTTATTATCACAATGCTTATAGGCGGGTTGTGGCATGGCGCAGGATGGACCTTCATTATCTGGGGTGGATTGCATGGGCTCTATTTGATCATCAATCACCTTTGGAGAGCTATATCCGGTGGCAACAGAGAGACGGCAGTCGGTAGATGGGCTGGCCGATTGCTGACGTTTCTATGCGTGGTCGTCGCATGGGTGTTCTTCAGGTCAGAGTCAGTATCATCAGCTGTGTCAATGTTGTCCGCTATGGCGTCTGCCCCTCAGTCACTTTCGCCGGCGGTCGCCAAGACAGTATTGGAGATCATGGTTCCCCAGGCACTTATTGATGCAGGATTTCAGGTATCCGCCAGCTATGTGGCTGCTGCGACCATTTTGATAGGGCTCCTCATAGTCTGGGCTTGTAGAAATGCACAGGAGCTGGTGTTTAAAAAATCACCTTGGGATTTCCCCCTTGAGCAAGCTCCAGAGCCGGAAGATTGGACCGCCAGAAAGATGTTGCTTCCCTTGTCGAGCGCGGCCTTTCTTGTTGGGTTGGCGGCATTGATCGCTGCCCCACCAGGTGAATTCCTGTACTTTAATTTTTAAGGGTCAAGCATGTCGCCAAGATCATTTGTATTGAGTTTTTGCGCATTGTCACTGATTACCTTGCTGGCTTATGCGTTCAGCTTTAGTTCGATACTTGGGGCTCCTCTAGCTGCGGAGTACTGGCTACGCGGAACTAGCCTAGTAAAGCTAAAGCTCGCAAGAGACGTTGAGTCTCCGAAGGTATTGTTTGTTGGCGGATCAAGCACCTTATTCAGTATCGATACCGCGCAACTTAGCATGGCGACAGGGAAATCCGCAATCAACATGGGTCTTCATGCCGGGCTGCCTTTGAAGTACCATTTTGATTTCGCTAAGAAGGCGTTAAGGCATGGCGACACTGTTGTGGTAGTTCCGGAGTATGGATACTACCGACGTGATTTGGCCAACACTGAGTGGTTCATAAATCAGGTTCTAGCGTGGGATGGCGAGTATTACAGAAATGCTAGCGCAAAAGAAAAAGCTAAATTTATCATCGATACGCCAGGCATGAAGATTGTAGATGCTGTTCTATCTGACATTTTTAGCAAGCGAATCAGAGAGAAATTCACTTACAGATACCCCGTGACTGAAGATGAGGCGCTTAAAGTATTTCAGGCTGGGTGGAACAATGTTAGGGCCAAAAACGCCCCTGAGAGAAGAGTTTTTCAGTACTATTTTAATAATATTAATGATCACGGCGACATCAATAATACCGTCGGCTCTGATTCTCCGAAAACTAGCGGATACGGCTTGATTGAAGGCTTTGCATTTAATGGTGATGCATTAAGTGAGATTGCTAATTTCAAAGAGTATTGCGATTCTATTGGCGTTAAAATGGTTATGGGTTTTGCTCCGATAATGAACGACGGAGTTGTCAAAAATAATATCACTGCGATAACCAAAAACATGGATGGTATAAAGTCTAAGATGACAAGCATGGGGATAATTTTTATCGATAGCCCAGGTGACGTATTTTTCGATCAGAAATATTTCTTTGATACTGACTCTCACCTGAATATTGACGGCAAGAAATTAAGGTCTCATGACCTCGAAAGAAAAATATAGAGGTACTCCTCTTGCATATCCCAATGAGCCCGCCACGCGCGGGCTTTCTTTCGTCTGGAGAAAGCAATGCCGATCACCGAGCAGCAGTTGCTGCAGATCCTCCCGAACGCCGGCCGTAATGCTGGCGTTTTTGTTTCTGCACTGAATACGGCCATGGGCCGTTATGGCATCGTGGGCACAGCGCGCGCGGCGGCGTTCATTGCCCAGGTCGGGCACGAGTCCGGCCAGTTGCGCTGGGTGCGCGAGATCTGGGGCCCCACGGCGCAGCAGGCCGGGTACGAAGGCCGCGCGGACCTGGGCAACACCGTAAAGGGGGATGGCCCCAAGTACCGTGGCCGGGGCCTGATCCAGATCACCGGGCGTGCAAATTACGCGGCCTGTGGCGAGGCGCTGGGCCTGGACCTCATCGGCAACCCTGAGCTTCTTGAGTTGCCGCAGCATGCGGCGATGTCTGCCGCGTGGTTCTGGTCGACCAAGGGCCTGAACACCCTGGCGGATCAAGGACAGTTCGTGAAAATAACCCGGCGCATCAATGGTGGGCTCACAGGCCACGCCGACCGCCAGGCGTTGTACGACAAAGCGCTGAAGGTGTTGGCATGACGCCGGTGCAGAAACTGGCCGGACTGGCGGTGCTTATTCTGGTGCTGATGGCGTGCGCCTCGGGCGCGACCTGGCAGGTGCAGGAGTGGCGCTACGGGAAGCGGCTGGCGGAGCAGGCCGGCCTGCACCAGTCCGACCTGGACAAGATCAGCAGCGCGGCCGCGGCCCAGGTCCAGGAGGAGCAGGACAAGCACCTGGCCCTGGAGCAGCGCCTGTCAGCCAGCGAACAATCCCACTACAAGGAACTGAGCGATGCTCAAACCACTCAAGATCGCCTGCGCGATCGCCTTGCCACTGCTGATGTCCGGCTGTCAGTCCTCCTTGCCGAGGATCCAGCCAGTTGCAACGCAGTGCCTGCCACCTCCGGCGCCGTCGGCGTGGTTCATGGAGCCCGTCGAGCCCAACTTGACCCATCGCATGCTCAAAGAATTGTCTCCATCACCGACGCCGGCGATCGGGGGTTGATCGCGCTGAAGGCATGTCAGGCTTATGTGCGCGAGTTGAATAAATAGGGATTGTGTTCGGTCGGCAGGACGCCGGAGGCAGGTTGCTGAAAAGTCGCTGAGGCATGGATTTATTCACATTAACCCACAACGACTTTCAGCGACATTCGATACTCCAGATACAGCGAAGCCCGCACTGGGCGGGCTTCTCTGGGTCTTGAAGTGGTGGAGCCGGGGGGATTTGAACCCCCGTTCTCTATGCGTATTTATTGGTCGAAACGGTAAGAGTTGCTGAAATGCTGCTGAACTCATAGGTTTTATCCTTGTTTCGAGAGAGGGATCTGAACCGGCGTCCCGAACTTTTCAACAGCTTTATCGCCGGATGTATCGTTCTCGGTTGGAATCCATCGGCCGTAGACCCTGGCGATCATCGTCCAGTCTTTGTGGCCCATCTGTTTTGCTACCCACATCGGGTGCTCGCCGGCCGACAGCATCATGGATGCATAGGTGTGCCGGGTCTGGTACGGGTTGCGGTATCGGACCTTCGCCTTCCTGAGCGTCGGTATCCAGAAGCTTTTGCGAATGGCCTGGTCGCCATCAAATGGCTTGCCGTATCGCGAGTCATGGAAAATCGCGCCACCTTCTATATAGGTGTGCACCTTCTGCGCCTTCAATGCTTCCAGTGCCATTGGCAAAAGCTTCACGCTCCGAATGCCCGCCGCCGTCTTCGGCAACTCCGCTTCCTTGGCCGCCCTGGTCAGTCCTCGCGATATTCGAATTTCCCCCCGTAACCAGTCCACATCCCCCCATTCAACTGCAATGAGCTCGCTAGTCCGCAGTCCGGTCCACATGGCGAACTGCAGCAGGTTCCGATACTGCCCGTCGGTGCCGGCCAAAATCAACCGCTGCTCCTCAGGCGAGAACGGGTCGATCTCGTCTTCGGTCTTTGGCTTCTCCCTGACCGAGTACGTCCAGCCCGCCAGCGGGTTGACCTCGATCAGTTCGTCATGCACTGCATCGTTGAGCGCTGACCTGAGGCAACTCTGCACGTTCGACAGGCGCTTGTTCGATGCGTCCATGCTCGCCATCGCCTCCTTAATCATCTTCCGGCTGAGCATCACCAGGGGGTGGTGCCCGAGCTTTGGCACCAGAACCCCGTCGATGATCTTCCGGTATCCGTCGATAGTGCTGGCCTTCAGGGTCTTCTCTTTCTTATCCCGCCAGCTTTCGAGGTATTTCGATAGCGGGACTTGCCCGGTCTGGTATCCAAGCCGCTGGGCGCGCTTGGACTTGGGGAAGGTGGCGAGATAATCAAACGTGCCGTTGTAAATCGCCAGTTCAATAGCCGCCTTGTGCTGCTCGGCCCGCTTCAGGTTAGCGGGGCTGGGCTCAAGTGGGATGCGCTCGCGGCACTGGGCACCCTCGAACATGAAACTGATCTCAATGCTACTTTTCGACGCCGCCCTGACGCCGCTGCGCTTTCCACCCATGCCGCATACCCGTCCACATCTATAAGGGGTTTATTGTCAGGCGCATGTCGCCACACGAGGCCCTTGGGCCACGTGCCGTCCTGAATCTTTGATCTGATCGCGGCCTCAGTGTAGCCACTTTCGGCGGCGAACTGACTGATCGTCTTATATTTGACCATTCACTGCTTCCTCCAGGCCTCGCGCTGCGCCTTGTTCCAGCCGTCAATCCACCGCTGCTTGGAGCATGGAGACGTGTCTTTTTCCGTTTCGAACGGGTTTTGCTTGAGGCCAGCTCCCTTGAGGAAGGCCGCGTAGCCCTGCTCGAACGGGTTGATCTTCTGGCCGTGCAGCTCAGCAGTTGCCATGGCGAACCACCTCGATTACCTGATTGATGCCCTTGGCGTAATCCGGCGGGCGGATCAGCGCGACTTGTTCCAGGTTGCAGGCCATCGTTTCAACCGGCCCGCGGTCGTCAAACATGCACTTGGGCAGGTGCGATGCCGACTCGAGCATCTGCGCCGCGAAGGCCTGGCCTTCACGCAATTCGATCAGAGACATGGGTGTTCTCCATGCCGCGCGTGGCGGCAGAAGGTGGTTATTGGGTGGCCTTATCGATGGCTGCGCGAACGACTTTCAGGTACTGACCATCTACGCCGACGTAGCCAATGGATTCGCAACGTTTCTGAACGCCTTTCAGTACCTCAACCAGTTCTTCAGTCAGCGCTCGCTCCTCCCGTCCGATATCCCAGAAGCGCTGGCCCCAGTGTCCGGCTGGCGGCGGGTTGGAGTTTTGCGCGCCCATGGCCAGGGCACCGACAACGCAGTCCAGCAGGTCGCGCTTATAGGCATTGTCGCCGTCGATGCTCAGGCCTCGCCGGCGCAGTGCGCTGACCACTTCGTCACGATCCAGCCCCTGGTCTTCGATTACGATGTCGCGCTCCGGCTCGCCCGGTGTGTAAATCACCAGGGCCAGCTTGGCGCCGGGCAGGCAAAGCCCGCTGAGTTTGACCAAGGCGTCGTTGGCTGCTTCGTGGAAACGCTGAACTGCTGACATAGGAATTCCTCGCCCGCCGTTCACCGGCAGGCTATAGGTGGATTGGGGTTAGTAAAACGGGCCTTCGTATTCGTCGAAGCAAGGAGCGCACAGTGGGCGGTGTCCGCGCACGGCATGCGGGGACTCCTTGGGTACCCAACGTTCTTTCGGTAGGAAATGACCGCAGTCGCGGCAATGGGTGTGATGGTCTTCCGCTTTTCGCTCAGACAGCTCCGCGCGAATTTGCGAGAGGGTGATCATGGCCTCGGCCCCCTGTAGATGAGCCAGGCCATGTAGAGCAGGGGGAGGATCATGGCGTCACCAGTTCGTCAGGGACTTCAAAGAAGCCGAGCCGGCCCTTCAGCGGGCTGAACTGCATCGGTTTTGGATCGCGCAGTGAGAAGGCCTTCTGCCCCATGTACCAGGGCGATTCGCTGGAATCCAGGCTGTCGACCAGCTCAACTGAGCCGACGACTCCGCCGCGCTGCAACTCGTTGAATGGCGGGATCGTCACGCCGCACTCCAGGTCTGCGAAGGCGGCAGCATTGGCGTACTCCTGCTGGGTCATACCCTGGGAGGCGTGCACCAGGAACCGCCCGCGGAACTTCGTATGCCAGCTCCGGTTCTCGATGTCCTTGCCGCCGTGGATGATCAGCCAGGCCCAGGGCTGGCGAATTGAAAGTGCTTTCATAGGGTCACTCCCAAGCAAATGAGTTTTGGATGTAATCGCTGGGGATAACGGCCTCGTTGGGTGGATCCGTCACCGTCACAGTCGAGTCGCCGAAGTAGCCTATGGCAGCCTTGGCGCGCTCCAGTGAGAGCGTGGCGTGCCGTATCTGCCACTCTTTGCGGCACTTGTACGAGTTCAACGCTCGCTCTTTGTCTGGGTAGGCAAAGCACCTTGAAGCGAAATACTGGTGCTTCAGCACGCGTTTACGTGCGTTTTTTGCGCCTGCTTCGCTCAGCCAGCCACGCATCAAGCGGTCGTGTTCTGGCTCGCTCAGCAGATACCAGCACATTGGGGTTTCGGCGTATGCCACCCAGGTCTGCATCGTTACGGTCAGGCCATCCGGCCCGATTGTGTCGACGTAGCGGAAGTGGTCCGGGCCTGCCTTTTTGTTTTCCATGGGCGAGTTCGTCCTTGCCGCTATAGCGGCTGACTTTGAAGGGGTAGAAAGAGACAGTGAGGGGGGTTAAATAAATCTCAAATTAACTGGAGTTTTACGCTTGATCTACTAAAACAAATGTAGTTGTTCATGATGTGAAAATTAATCGGATTTGCTCGTGTGGGGGTGAATAGAGATGTCTAAAACATCATTTTTATATCTAATGGTTCTAATCTCCTTTGATGCGGTCAGTTGGGAGCTACCTAATTTTCCAAGTTTTACCGATGTTGCGAGCCCCCCGGCTGCGCATTCAGAACCTGCAGCAGAAGCTGTTGCTGAATATCATGAAAGCGAGGCTGTCGGTGGAGAGTATCTGGGTCTTGACTCTTCCATTAAGTTGAAGTGGGAAAACAAGAAATTGTTGGATTTGGTTCGGCAGCAAGGAACTATGATAGAACTTTTGAAGTCGAGAATAAAAGTGCTGGAGAGTGAGAGATGAGCGAGAAGTCGTTTGATGTTATGTTTAAAGAGCTTGATGATAAAATAACGGAATCTAAAAAAAATATTTCTGAAACTATCAGTATTACTAAAGTGCCAGCTGGGAATGAGGTTTGGTGGTCCGCTAAGAATGCAATGACTATAAGTGTTGTGGTGTTGTTGTTTGGGTTTGTAATTTGTTTTCTGGCTTCGAGGCTTTTGGGGAAGGGGTATTCGGCCGATAGCATTCTCAAGGTTTTTGGTACGGTACTCGTTATAGTCAGCGCGGTGTTTTTGGTTGTTGCTGGATATAGTGATAAGCAAATATCACCGGTAATTGGTTTGCTGGGAACTATTGTTGGTTATTTGCTTGGGCGAAATACTAACGACCCTAAAGTTTAAACTATACCAGTTTTGCAGCGCCGATTTAGAATTGCGGATCATGAGTTTCATAGCTCATCCTGCAATCTCCTTCGATACCAGATCATGGGCATTCACAACCCGCATCCCGAGCGCCTTGCCGATGTGCACCTCAAGGCTGGCGCCGCGGGAATCCTGCCAGCCGGGCAGGGTGGCCACGGTGTCGCAATCCATCAGTGCCTTGATGTCGCGGCGCATGCACTCGCTCCAGGTGCCAGGGTCCGGGTTGAGCTCTGCGGGGTTGATGACAATGTGCCCAGCGGAGCGCAGCCTGTCAGCCGTGGAATGGAACAGAGGAAAATTCAGGTCCAGCATGTTTGTCATGGGACCGCTGAGGTAGATGCGCTTCATGCGGCCTCCAGATGCTGCTGTTCTTGGCGTAGGGCCTGCTGTACGGCAGCGATGATGCGGCAGAGGTAATTCCAGGCCGGATTCGGCTCGGTCGCCTTGTCGTCCACCATGTGCCACCACTCCGGGCCAAACAGGTCGGCCAATAGTTCGCCGTGGTGGTGCGCGCTCATGATCGATTCGACGTTACGCAGGTCGTCGATCTGGTCGAACAGATCGCGAGCGTCGTCACTGTCCAGGCTATCGCCGAACTCCCAATAGCCCTTGCGCATCCGCCGCCGGTCGACGACTGCCTTTTTCGCAAGCTTCATAAGGGCGGCGCTGGAAAAGCGCATTGCGTGCATGCTGGGCGAGAAATAGCCGATGATGTAGTGCTCATCCAGCCCGCAAAAGAACTGCGCGAGGGTGCGTCCTTCCCACATGCCGCCCCAGTAGGCATGCCAGCTCTTGTCGTAGCAGCTCACAGTAATCTTGCCTTTGCGGGGCGCCAGGTCTTCCAGGAACACCGTGATCGGGTCCAGGCCCTGCGCCTCGGTGATGACTAGCTTCGTCACGGTCGACCGTTCAATCTTCAGTGGCGCGATCTGTTTGTTTTCTGCGGGCATGGCTATGTCCTTGCCGGGGCATGCCCGGGCGGTGAAGTGGTTTTTGGTTAACGTTCCGGATTCCGAACTATCCTTGAGGTTCACTTCGTTCGGAGTTAATGCGATGGGCCAGGCCAAGAACGCGATGATGGAAGAGGAAGAGAAGGAAGCGGTCGCAATCAGCATTGCCGTTAGGGCGGGGGTGCTGAAGTATTGCGAAAGACATTCCAACCATTACAACCCCGGCAACGATCCGACTCCCGCCTACAAGCTCGGAAACTTTCTCATGACCAGCGGAGAGGTGGGCAACTTCGACGACCCCCGAGACATGACCGATCACGTCAAGGAAGCTGTCGAATCTGCTGCGGACGAGTGCTACGCATGCGCGGACATCCGCGATAACGATTAGGCTGCCTTTGCCTGCTGCTCGCTGATTCGCCACGGATCATTGGCCCGGGCCAGTGCTGCCATCGGCGGCGGGCTGACGCTGTTGCCGCACATATGCACCTGCTGAGTCTTGGAGAATGGCTTGCCGTCGGCGCCGTGACTGATCACGTAGTCGGCGGGGAAGCCCTGGGCCTTGTACAGCTCGGCCGGCTTCAGCATGCGCAGGCAGATGTCTTAGGGTGTACCTTCCAGCATCACGGTGACCCGGGCTAGCAGTCCATTATTATCATGGTGCCACTCCGGCATTCTAGGCTGCACCCGGTAAGGCAGGACTGAGCCATGA